AAAAATTCACAAACATTTCACATAATTTTCACATAAGGCCTATTGAATTATACCTATACATAATGTATAATAGTATCATAAACAAGGGTGGCGACCTTATCGCTAGAACACTGCTATGGATCTCTCACAAATAGCATATCAGTGTAAAGGAGTATTTAAAATGAATAAAATTGAATTAATGGGTAGACTTACCGCAGATGTTGAACTAAAGAAGTCAACAAAAGACAAATCAAAAACTTATGCCAGATTTTGCTTGGCAGTACCAAGAAAACTAGACAAAGAAAAAACTGACTTTATCAATTGCGTGGCATTCGGTAGAGTTGCGGAAACTATCAACAAGTATTGTACAAAGGGTATGCGAATTGTTGCATGTGGAACATTACAAATTGATGATTATGAAACAAAAGACGGAAACAAAGCAAAGGCAACAACAGTTATTGTTGATGATTTTTATTTCACAGAGTTTAATAAAAAGGTTGCTGAATCATCAGAAGAATTACCTTACTAAATGGTGGTGATATAAATGGCAAATGATGATTTATATAATCAAATCAAAAAAGATGTTGAAAAAGCAAATAGAAAACTCGCATCAATAGAAAAATATACTGGCAAACCATACTCATGGTCTGGCCGTCAATTATATGATACATTATCAGTCAAAAAATTAAATGCGTGGTCAGATAGAAACAGAATCAGAATCGACAAATCAATGACAACTGACGATTTATATCGTGTAAAATCGGCCGTTGATAGATTTTTGAATAGTAAAACATCAAGTGTTGCAAAAATCAAAAAACGTGCCAAAGGTATAAAAGAATCATTTGAATCTGGTATTGGTGTATCAGAAGAACAAGCTGAACACATATATCAAGCATTTGAAGATGATTTAATCAAGTGGGCGGTTCGTTATGTTGATGCGTCAGAATTATGGGCATTGATTCAAGAAGGTAAAGAAACCAATATGTCAGAAGAACGTTTTTCAAAAGAGTTTTTGAAAAAAGCTGAAAAAACTGTCGGTACAATTGATGCTGATTTTAGAGATAATATATCTCAATTATATGCAAATGAGGTTATAGAGTAATGATAAAAAGCTGGAAAGATTTTCAAGGTTTTATATATAAAGAGTGTGGTAAATCAAATAAGTATATCGATACGATATTTACATTTGATATTGAAACTACGTCAATATATATGTTAAATGGTGTAGTCTATCCAGCTTTTAATTATAAAGATTTATCACAAGATGAAAAAGATTCATGCGATTTTTATGGTTTTATGTACATCTGGCAACTAGGAATAAATGACCAAGTATATTATGGTAGAACGTGGCAAGAACTACATGATTTTTTATCAATAATTGAATCATATACTAAAGGTATGAAAAAATACTTTTTTGTACATAATTTATCATTTGAATTTCAATTCTTAAAAGGTGAGTTTAATTTCAAAAATGTAACGGCCAGAAATACACGTCATGTTATGACTGCACAATTTACTGATTATAATATTGAATTTCATTGTACATATATGATGAGTAATATATCACTAGCAAAACTTGCTGACGTCTATCATTTACCAGTTGAAAAAAAATCTGGTGATTTAGATTATGATAAAATTCGTACATCTGATACACCAATGACTGATACTGAACTTGGTTACTGTGAATTTGACTGCCTAGTTGTTTACTATTATATATTATTTGAACTTGAAACTTATAAAGAACTTAATAAAATACCAATAACATATACTGGTCATGTACGTAAAGAATTACGTAAAATAGTTTCAAATGACTGGCAATATAAAGGCACAGTCAAAAAAGCAATAAACACAGACCCGCACATTTATAATTTATTGGTGCAAAGTTTTATGGGTGGATATACTCACGCTAATATGTATTATAGTAATCGAATTATACCAGATGTTGATTCTTATGATTTTACCAGCTCATATCCTTACGTAATGGTATCAGAAAAATATCCACGGTGGTGAATTTAAAAAAGATGATATAAAAACTGCTGATGAAATGATGTCGAGATTCGCTTACCTTTTAGTGGTAAGATTTAAGAACTTAAAATGTAAATATTATAACAATTTTATATCATTTTCAAAATGCCGTGAAATACGTGGTGGTCATTATGACAATGGCCGTGTAATTTCAGCTGATTCTTTAGAGATAACACTCACTGACATCGATTTTAAATTTATTTTAAAATCTTATGACTGCGATTATGATATTCTGGAATCATATTCAACCTATTATAGATATTTACCAAAACAGTATATAAATTTTATTCTAGATAAATATGAAACAAAGACAAAATTAAAAAATGTACAAGGTAAAGAGATAGAATATGCGTTATCGAAAAACATGTTCAATTCTTTATATGGCATGACAGTTACAAACACCATACGTGACAAAGTCATTTATGATAATGATAATGGCTGGATAACAGAACCGTTATCAAATAATGAAATACTTATAAAATTATGTGAGGAAAAATCAAAAGGTTTTTTATCATTTTCTTATGGTGTATGGGTAACGGCCTACGCTAGACGTAATTTATTAGAAAATGTTTTGTTATTAGATGACTGGGTTATATACTGTGATACTGACAGTGTAAAACTTGCATCTGGATATGATAAATCAATAATTGATTCATATAATGATTCAGTTATTCAGAAACTAAAAAAAGTATCAAAAGATTTAGATATTAAATTTTCTAGATTTTCACCAGAAGATATCAAAGGAAACAAGCACTGTCTAGGTTTATTTGAAAAAGAATACACATCTGATGATAAATCAAAAACTTATAGCGAATTTAAAACACTAGGTGCAAAAAAATATGCTTATAAAACAACAGATGATAAAATTAAAATCACAGTTTCTGGTGTACCAAAATCTGGTAGTAAATCACTTGACGGTTCACTTGATAATTTTACTGATGATTTAGTCTTTAGATATGAAGATACTGGTAAAAATATCTTACTTTATAATGATGAACAAAAACCAATACGTGTCACTGACTATTTAGGAAACACAAAAACAATAGCAGATTCATCTGGATCATGTATCTTACCAACAACGTATGTACTAAAAAATAGTGTTGACATGTCAATGCTCGAAATATCAACAACGTCACCACGTGCTATTTATATTGAATAATTACATCATAAATGATATAATTTATTTAATCTTTTTTGCTCAAAATAGATTTTTTGAAAAAAGTCAATAATTTTGTTGTTATTGACTTTTTTTCATATTTAATATATTATGTAAAAAAGGGGTGATGCTGGTGGATATCACAACAATTATTGGAAATTTCGGGTTTCCAATTGTCGCATGTATTGGTATGGCTATATTTTGCAAAGACACAACTGATAAAAATCGTGCAGATGTAAAAGAACTTAATAAACAACATACTGACGAGATGATGATTTTCAAAGATGAAATAAAAACTGCATTAGATAATAATACCAAAGCACTTGAAAAATTATGCGACAGACTAGATAATTAAGAAAGGAGTAAAAATCAATGAAATTATCTAAAGAAGAACTAAAAAAGAAAATTGACGAAAAAATATCTGATGATGATTTAAAAATTGAATTATTAGAAGATATTGAAGATTCAATTTCTGAAACAGAAGATGATACAGAAAAAGTATCAAAAGAAGAATTTGACAAGGTAGTATCTGAAAGAGATGAAATCAAGCAAAAATATAAAGAAAGATTTTTATCTAATGAAGAAACTGCTGAAGTTGAAAAGGAAGATGACGAAGAAAAAGGTCTAGAAGAAGATGAAGAAAAAGTCATTGATATTAAGGAAATTTAAGGAGGTATTGAAATGGCTAAAAAAATAACACAAGGTAATTTGAACGTAACAAATTCAGCTGAATTATTAAGTTACGTTATAAATCAAACACCAATATTAAAAGAAAATATTGATTTACCTGTACAAGGCGAATCAATTGCACCTATTGGTAAACTTATAATGTCAAATGTAGCATATAAAAATGCTTTTTTGAATACAATTAATTTAATTGGTTTAACAGTAATCACAAGAAATCACTGGGAGAACCCTTGGAAAGTATTCACAGATAAAGGTTCTCTATCTTATGGTCAACAAGTAAGAGAAATTATTGTTGATATTGCAAATATTTATGACTACAATGAAACAGTAAACAGACCAGAAGATTTTATTAAGACAGAAGTACCAAATGTACTATCATATTTACATGAAATCAATTACCAAAAATATTATAAAACAACTACATCTGATGAGCAAATGGCTATGGCATTTGAACGTGATGATTTATTCACATTAATTGACCAAATAGTAAACTCATTATATGAGGGTATGGAATATGACTATTATCAAGTATCAAAATATGTTCTAGCACGTAGAGTGTTAGAGGGTACAGTTACTGCTATACAAATACCAAACTTTGCTAACTTAACAGATAGAGATGTTGTCGCATTTATCAAAGGATATTCAAATGATATGACATTTAGAAGTCCAAAATTCAACCCAGCTGGTATCAGAAAAGCAACAGATTTTGATGACCAATTTGCAATTGTATCAACAAAATTTGACGGAAAATTCACAACAAATGTACTTGCAACTTCATATTTTAAATCTGACGCAGAGATGAAAGCAAATTATGCTTTATGTGACGGATTCGGAAACTTTGACATGCCAAGGTTAGCAGAAGTATTTGCAAAAAGAGATGCAAATGGTGATGTTATACCAAACGAATATGTTGCTGGATATGAACCATTAACAGATGCAGAACTTACTGCATTAAATGAAATACCAGTTGCAATTGTAGGCCGTGACTTTTTCCAAATGTACAGATATGGACTTGATGCTGAATCTGACGGTAGAAAAACAGAATTTTTCAACCCACAAACATTAAGAACAAATCACTGGCTTCATACATGGGGTGTTGTATCTAGCTCACCATTTGAAAATGCAATTGTATTTACACAAACTGCACAAGGTGTTACATCAGTTACTGTATCACCAAGCACTGCAACAGTAACAAAAGGCCAAAATCTAGAATTATCAGCAACAGTTGTTACAACTGGTTTTGCAAATAAGGCCGTATATTGGTCAGTTGATTCAACTGCTTATGCTGACGGTGTTAGAATTTCAGATGCTGGTAAATTAATTGTACCAAGTACTGCAACAGTAACATCAATAACAGTTACTGCTACATCAATTTATGATAATACAGTATCTGGAACTGCTACAATAACAGTTGCGTAAGTTTATAAATTCAGCTTTTATGAGGTAACAGAATAAAAGATTTTGTTACCTCTATTTTTTAAAAAGAAAGGAGTTTTTAAAATTATGGGTAGGCAAAAAAATTCACAAATAACAAATTATTACACATATATGATGAAATTAAGACAATGCAAAGCACTGGCTGAAAATGTTTTTTGTTATGAGAATTTACCTCTAGAAATTGATGTCGCATATATGAATCAGATTCTAGTCAATAAAGGTGCTATCGCTTTTTTTAAAGATGAAATTTTACGGACTTATTGCTTTACCGTTCACAATATCTGGAAAATTAGATGTTTACGGTAGACCACTTAATATTATTGTATATGGTAAAAATGGATATACTAGAAAACTCACAAAAGACGAATTTGTTATCATGTATGATAATTATGGAAAATATCCGTTGATACTAGATATATATCAATATGCCGAACGTCTTGCTGAAATAGAGAGAACTAAAGATATTAATATCAGACAACAACGTACACCACGTATATGGCAAACATCTGACGAAAAAATGAGGACCTTAAAAGATTTACTAAATAATGTAGATGCGTATTCTGATGATGTAATTGGTTATGATTCATTTTCAGTAGATGAAATAAATTGTGTGTTACAACCTGCACCATACGTTGCTGATAAATTACAAGATGAAAAAGAAAAATTATGGAACGAATTTTTGCGACTAATTGGTGTATCTAATTTATCAATACAGAAAAAAGAACGTAACATCAAAGATGAAATATCAGCATCAAATGGTGGTACAATTGCATCACGTTTTAATAGATTTGAACCACGTAAAAAAGCATTAGAGGAAATAAAAAATAAATTCGGCATTGAAATTGGTGTAAGTTACTATGACGGACTGCCAACAAATTTAAAAGATGCTGATGATCTAGACGAAAGTGAGGTGTATTCAGATGATGAATCTTTATCCGTTCATGATGATGCCAATTTATAATTTGCCAGATGATAAATTTTTTAGACCCCCTTTACTATCTGATTTATTAAATTCATTAGTAAATTTTACAAAACCAGCAGATGAAAAAGTAAAACTCTCTGAAATACCAAATGCTGCATCATCACTTGTTTTTGATTTTGAATATCCTTTATCATCTCATGTTGATAAAGAAAAATTTGAAACAATGATATTAAAAAAATTTTTTACACGTAGAATCGGATACGAAACATACACCACTTGGAAAATGCAACTTGATGTAAAAATGAACGAAATTATGCCAGTATATAACAAACTATTTGATGCGATGAATAGCTGGGACATATTTTCAGACGGTGAAAATTATACACGTGTAATAAATAACGAAACTGAAACATCAAATGAATCATCTAATGATGTACGTCACAGTAATTTACCGCAGAATCAGATTCAAGATATCGATGACGGTAATTATATGACAGACTACACAAAAACATCATCTGATGCGAGTGGTTCTGGTTCATCAGATACTACTGAAACATACACAAAAGATGTATCAAATAAAGTTGAAATATATAATAAATTTTTAGAAGATAGAAACCATATAATGACACTAATATATAAAGATTTAGATTCATTATTTTATGGTATATCTAATTTTAATTAGAAAGTGAGGAAATAAAAATGAGTGAAATTAATATCCCAGAAAGACATGACTACAAAGCAATAACACCATTTAGATTATTTGTAAAAAGCAATTTTCCATTTATTGAATCAACCTATGAAGCACTTGATAATTATGGTCTATACTGTAAAGTAGTTGAATATCTAAATCAAGTTATTGATGAGCAAAATAAAGTAAATGCTGACATGGTAACATTTACTGATTTTGTTACTGGATATTTTGAAAATTTAGATGTACAAGAAGAAATCAATAATAAATTAGATGAAATGGCTACTGACGGTACACTTGATGCATTGATGAAAAAATATCTAGATAGCATTGTTATGCCAGAACTTGCACAAATGCAAAATGAAATAGAATCAGTTGCAAGTGGTTCACCAGCTGGTGTTTATAATACGTTGCAAGACTTAACAACGGCAGACCCGGACCACAGTAAAATATATGTTGTAAATGCTGACGGTTCATGGTATTATTACAATACTACTACAAATACATGGACACGTGGCGGTTTTTATCAAGCCAGTGTTGACAATGATACAACAAATAAATTATATAAAAATTTCAATAAAATAACAGAATCTGGCCTAGTATATAATTCAATGACTATTAACAAAGCAATAAATGGAATTACTTTTATAATTGGTGATGGTGCTGGTAATAGAACAATAACAACAGTAGATATTTTTTATGCAAATGATGATATACTTTTAAAATTACCAGAAAATTCAATTTATAAATATTTAGTTGCATTTTATAGTACTAATATATGGGCAACAGAAAATCATATACGTAATACACCATGGCAGACAGGTGAATATTTAATTGAAAAAGGTAGTTATTTTGCTATACAAATGGCAAAAAATGACAATACATCATTTTCAAGTGAAGATGAAAAATATAATTTAACAATTAAAGATTTAGCATCTTATGGTGAAATAAGAGAATTGCAAGATATTGTATCAAATAGACCTACACTTTATCATATAATTGGCACTGGTCAGTCACTAGCCGTTGGTGCAGAAGGTACACCAGCATTGACCGTTAAAACACCACTTGAAATGATAGGCAAAGCATACATGTTCAATGGTGGTGCTAGACCAATTGACGGCATGGTAAATGATACTGGTGTGGAAGAAATTTCAATGCTTGATAAATGTGTCGAAGATTTTTATTCTTTATGTGAACAAGACCATGAGCTAACACTTGGAAGTGGTGAGGATCAACGTCATGCATATCAAGGTGAAACAATATCATCTGCTATGGGTTATAATTTCTCAAAGCTAACTGGTAAAATGTGTCTAGTATCAGAGCATGGTTTCGGTGGTAAAAGTTACCAACAACTTAAAAAAGGCACTATTGCATATAATAATTCAATTAGAGCAGTAAAACATGCCAAAGAATTATGCGACAGATATGGCTGGAATTATGAAGTAATTGGTGTCGCAGTTGTTCATGGTGAGGCAGATTTAGAGGGTGGTACATCTGAAACAACATATAAAAATAACTTAATTGAGTGGCAAGCTAACTATGATGAAGATATCAAAGCAATAACTGGTCAAAATAGAAATGTTAAATTGTATGTATCACAAACTGGTGCTGCATCAGCTTATGAAATGACATCAAGTCCAATACCAAATGCAGTATTTTTAGCAAGTGTACAAAATTCTAATATCAGATATGTATGCCCACAGTATGCGTATCCTTTTACTTATGCAAGCGTACACATGAATAACAATGGTTATAGATTTTTACGGAGAATTTTTCGGAAATCAAATCGGTAGAGATTTCAACGGAAGTTTTAACAATACTCTATATCCTACAAAATCAGTATATGATGATTCAACACATAAAATTACAATTGAATTTAATGCAAATCAAGGTTTAGAATTCGATACAAATAATATACCAGCGGTGTCAGACGGCAATTATGGTTTTGAACTTATCGACAATACTAATAATGTATCAATAACAAATATTAGTGTTGTTAGTGGTAAAGTTGAAATAACGCTTGACGGTACACCAGCAAATGGTACTAAAATCAGTTATGCATACAAACCAACATCTGATGAAATGGGTAAAATTGGATACATACATGGTGTTCGTGGAAACTTAAGAACATACAACGCATTTAATTCATATTTTACAAATCAATCTTTACCAAACTGGTGTTGTATTTTCTGTATAAATATAAATTATAACTAATAAAAATAAAAGACTGGATAAATATCCAGTCTTTTTTATTTTGTTTCACGTGAAACATTTATGGTAAAATATAATTTGAAACATTATAATTTCCAATATTTTCATGATGATGCCAAATCGTTAGACCACTCTGTGCCATTGAATTTATCTCATCTAACGCATCTGGTGGAATCTCACCATAAGCAAAACGCTCACCAGAACCAATTTCAATATAGTTGAAATTTTCACGACCAGTAATGTTAGGCACTTTTACACGTAAAGTTTTATATCCAAATCTGGTAAAGTAATCATCAATTTGACGTAAATATTCGGTTTTACATCTCATATAGAAAAATCTTGGTGCATTATGTCCGTCAGCAAAATTTACATCACCAGCATTTGAACCAGATTCATTTTCTGGTAACAATTGTTGTTTTGAAAATTGCCCTAAACTATTACCAATTGAACCAGATAATGCTGATGTAACAAACCCAGCAGTACCACCTATTGCAGTACCGAGTAATTTTCCAGCCGTACCAACTAAACCAGATGCAACCTCACCTACACGGCCAATTGCAAATGTTACGTCATTACCTAAAAATCGTTGTGAGATGTTTACCGCTTGTTGTGTAAGCCAGTTAGTATATCCGTCAGTTGACCATGAACATGTTGGATATTTTGCAATAGTTACTGATTCATCAATATTTTCATTTACATTTTTATAATCAATTGGTTCAATTCTACCAGATACGCCAACTGATAATGCTAGTTGTAAAAAGAATCTGCACTTATTTGAATAAAAGTCCTCATATTTATATACATTATTTGAACCAGCATTGTTGGTCAAATATAAATAATTGTATGGATAACAAAAAAGTTTATTGTTACGTGGTATATAATCAGAAAAATCATGTTTTTTGTTTATTTGTATTTCAGTTTCTACTGGTCTGTAAGCATCAACTGAATCATATCGTAGTTCTAAATATGTGGCAGTAGTTTCAACACCGGCAACTGTTTCAACTGCCGTTTTTGTATGTGCCGAATTTGCTGAAATCAATTTCTGTGGTATTACAAAAATATTTATTATATCAGACGTGTGACCGCTGACCACCAACTATAAATAAATAATGTTCAAAGTTATATAGACCAGAATCATTAAGTGGAAAAAGATGAATCAAATTGCCCATAACATTTTTTGTATATGCTACAACACCATTGAATCCAGTTTTATCTGCTGGTTGCCAGTTCGTTGCAACTGCTACATATAATGAATCGTCAAGTCCTCTATCTTCATATATTGGTATGCCGTTATTTTCACAGTATATATCACCGACTGCCAAATCTTCTGGTATTGTATTACTGCCAATTGTATCATCATTGGTGTGTTCACGTAACACATAACATGTTTTGAAATTTAGCATGTCAAACCAAGTAGTCCAATTATCAACCGTATAATAAATTATGGTTGACTTATTTGATTCGTATTCAACTCTATCAATAAATGCAAAAAACCATTTCGCTGAATATGTAGGGTTCTGAAATGCTATATAATTTGATGTTAGACATTGGTCATAAGTAAAACCAACTGAAATTTTGCCGTTCTGGATAAATGAATAGTCACTTGCTTGTGCGACTAAATGTGCTTGTGAACGCATAAGTTCAAGCATCGCACCATTTCCGCAAATTTAATACGTTCTTATGCGTTTTATCTAGTAATATATTTTTAGATAAAACAATATTTGAATATCTAGGCATAATATCCTCACTTTCTGATAGAAAAATCTATCGCATTTTTGAAATCAGTTCCAGTCAAATCATCTGAATAAAAAATAATTGATTCTCTAAAAGTATCTAGAATTTTTGAAATTCTATCTGGTACTGATGCAGTATAAATATCTCTGAACCAGTAACGAGATTCTGATACTTCATCTGAAAATACAATAATTTTATCATCAAAGTCATCATTTTTAGGATATATGAACCACATAAGATTTTTATCTTTTTTTAATAGTTCACCTAAAAATTTAAACCCTTTATATTGGAAACCTATTCTATATAATATTTTATATTTATTTTTCGATTCTGTCAATTTCGGTTGTGGTCTAGACTGCCATGTACCAGAATCTATCATTGATTTAGCACTACCAAATGCGAGTGATTTTCCACCACTCGCACGGCAATATTCAACCGCAATTGTTACTTTTTTAGTATCACCAGATTCAACATCATATTCAGTACCAGTATCAATTTCAGTCATCTGGCCTTGTTTCAATTTTCTTAAAGTTTCCAATAAATTCCAGTCAACCAGATACGGACAGACTCTCGAGATCGTGTTACCGAACCATTAACATTTTTGTTGTGCCACGTTTACGGTCAATTGTCGAATATAAAATTTGCAACTTTTCTGATTCATGTGATATATAAGCACCACGTTCCATAAATTCCTCAAATATGATATTATCATAATCTAAAAATGATGCACCAGAAAAATGTTGTTCTTGTGATAATGCAATACATGTACCAATTTTTTCACCACGTTTTACTTTGAAATTATCATCAATATTTGAAAAATATAAATCTTTTCGCCATGTTGTAATACATTTATATTTGCCGTCAGTTAGTTTATCAACATCAACATCAGAAAAATATTTTTCTATCCAGCTGGTGGTCAAATCAGCTGACCAGCGTCTTAATAATATGAATTTCTTACCAGTTTTTAAATAATGTGTAACACCAAAATAACAGTCTTTATTTTGTTTCGCTTGGTATGATTTACCATTTGATTTTTCACCAAATACTAAATAATAAAGCGCATCTGGATATTTTTCAACTAATGGTGATATACTATAATGTACTTGTTTACTCATTTAATCACCTCACATAATATTAATATTAAATGATGAACAATGTAAAAATTCATAATAAAATTTTCTATTATCTCTGGTAAATAAACGAATTATATTATAATCTGGTATATCTATTGAACAAAACCATTCAAAACTAGAAATTACTTTATTAAAATCAATTACGTCACTACGTGCTGATAATAAATAAATATTATTATTTTTTTCACCATATATATTAATAAGATTATAACCAGAATCATGTTTTTGTTTTTGTTGTATAAAATAAATATAATCAAAACCATTTATATTATCACGTTCTGATAAATATTTTGCATTATCAAATTTAGTTTTATTTTCTTTTTTCATTTTATCACCTCTAAATACTTATTATATAATAAATTTATAACAGATGTATAACTTGCTAATTTTCTTGATATTGATAATGTATGTGAACCATATCGGTATATTTTCAAAATTATTTTATCAAAATTTATATCATTACCATTATAAAATGATTTTGAATTTGTTTTATCATATACAATTTTTACATCATGTTTACACATCTCATTTAAACGATTCTCTATATATTTATAATCATTTTCTGTCATTTGTTTTACCTCACATTTTATCATATAATTTTGCAATTTCCTTTTCAATTGATTCTTGCAGTTTACGTTCTTTTATTTCAGATAGTTCGTTGTTATAAAGTTGTGAACGATGTATGTTGTTCTTTTTACACATATCTGATAATGTTATTTTTGAAAATGCTAGTATAAAATCTCGATATTTACTTGATGTTTTTTTCATCTTTTCACCTCTTTTTTCTAAATTTTCCAGCATATAACACCCATGGAAATTTTGACTTTTCTTCAATATCTGATTCTGGGTTATCTGGTTCTGGCTCTGGTGGTTCTGGTGGTTCTGGCGGTTCTGGTGGTGGGGTAGTACCCTCATATACAATTACTGTACCACGTACATTTCCAAAACCTAGAACATCACCGTGGTGATACAAACGTCTGGCAATTCCATGCAGTACCAATTGAACACTCTAGATGTAGATGTCGGCCGTCACTATTTCCAGTGTTTCCAACAATACCAATTAAAGTTGATGTATCGACATGCTGACCAACTGATAAATGGTTATTGCTACCGTTCTGCATGTGGCAGTATCTGAAACAATGAACACCGTCATCTGATAATATATCAGTTTCATTTCCTAGTGCTGGACTTTTTCCAGATATACCTATTACATTTTTGACTATTGTACCACTACAACATGAGTACAAATTATAATCTGACATTTGACTTGCTGGAAAATCTATCCCAGTATGAAAATGGCATTTATATCTGCCGTGGGTTTCCATACGGTTGACCAATTACACATGTACCATGTACTGGTGATACATTTGAAACTATCGTTGCCATTTATTCACCCCCTAATAATTCTTTTAAAACATCAATTGTATAAATGCTTTTTTCAAATTCTATATCAAATTTTTCAGTGTCAACATATATTTGAGGTTCTTCTGCAATTTCTTTTATTTTATTTCTTATAATGTCTTTACTAATATAATTAATTTCTATTTCTTCAGGCAAGTTCATTTCCTGCATTAATTTAATTTGCTTATTTTTACTTTCTATTTCTTTTTGTAGTTTATCTATTAAATTTAAAATAATAAAAAAATAATTATTATCGCCATTTATTATCTCTACAAGTTTTCTTTCTGTGTCAAACCATTTTATGGCTTTCTTTTCTTCTTTATTCACTCTATATCACCTACTTTTCTTTATCTTTGTAAATACTTATTAATGCAACTATTAAGGCTATTCCACCTATAACTAAAGCTATAATTTCACTTATTAGTCTAAATTTTAAATATATATCTAACACTCTATATCACCTCTTAATTTATGAAATGTGTAAAGTTCATATAAATTTTCAATTGCATCATATATTTCAACATCATTATAACGTAAATGAGTATCAAATTTCACATGTGATATAAAATTCTCAATTACAGATAATGTTTCTAGTTCTAGTTGATGTCTTTTTCTATCCATTAATCAATACCCCCTTTACTAACCCATATTTGTCTATCAGATGCTGATTCATTTTCTGTATCTAGTTCGACAATGAATCTGTCACCAGAATCATGTGCTATTATACATTTTACTTTAGTCTTATCATCATTTAGTGTTGAATCATAAACCCATATTTGTTTCGGTATTGAACCAACAAATGGTATATCAGAATCAACCTCAATTAACGATGTATGTATATCACCATGTGTTGCACCAGTAAATTTGCAGTCAATAAAAACTGAATCACCGACTTGTGACTTTACTTTATCAATTGAATAATTATCACTGTGATAATATCCGACTTTATTCGGTACACCCATATATGTTGCTGGGTTAGATGTCATATCATATTTATTACATGATAGTCTAATTTCAAAATGTAAATGTACACCAGTTGAATTACCAGTCGAACCCATTACACCAATGACTCTGGTTCGGTTTATTTTATCACCAACTTTTACATTATATTTTGCCAAGTGACAAAACCAGTGATATGTATCATCAGATTCATTATATACTACAATAAAATTACCATACGATTTATCAAAACCAACACGGTGTACAACACCGTTACATGTGCCATATACTAATCTATTATAAGATACAATATCAATGCCAGTATGGTGGCCAGCCGCCCACTTGCCACGTCTGTGATATTCGCATGTTATTCTAAATGATCCAGATACTGGTAAGTTAGTCATTGTCATCACCTCTTTCTTCTATTGATTCAATATATTCTAATATATCAACTAATACACGCCTTTTACCTAAATCATAATCAGATGCAATATCTCTTTCAACATAAGTATCAATTACATCAATAAAAGATTCACAATATCTTTTAATCATCTTAACAATAATATCATTATTTGTCATATTTTACCTCACATTGTTTCACGTAGAACATTTAATTTGTTTCACGTGCAACATCTAGCGATAAGGTCGCCACCCTTGTTTATGATACTATTATACATTATGTATAGGTATAATTCAATAGGCCTTATGTGAAAATTATGTGAAATGTTTGTGAATTTTT